GACGCAGGTATGTGGTCATTTCTTTGCTCCGCGAGCGCCTCGAATTTTTCCGCGAGTAGTCGGCTTTTTCGCCTGTGTATGCGTCTGTTTCCCTCCCATTGGAGAGATTTTGCTGTCAGGACGCCCTTGAACACCCCACCATTCCTTGCCGTCTTTGTCCCTAAACGTGTTATACGTAGTACCTTTGTGTTCAACAGTACCTGTATATTTAGGCATAATGCCTCCTCAAAGGCAGGGGGAGGTTGCCCTCCCCCTTGGTTGGTTAGCCGAACGAGGTAACAGCCAGCACCACGCGCAGCTTGAGCGTAGTAACGTCCTTGCCAGCCGGAACGGTCAGCACGACCTTGTTACCATCCGCGTGCCAGTTGTTGGCGGTCAGCGCCGCATAGCCCTTGCCACCTGCCGTCATGGCCGCTCCGGTGAAGAACCGCGTACCCGCATCATCGTCGCCAATATTCAGCGTCGGGGTGCCAGTGTCTTCCGCTTGGACCACTTCGTAGAAAACGCTTTCCACGACGGTGTGAGGCGGGATCACCATGATCTCGGCGGTGTCGTCCTCAGCCATGTTGCGACGGGTACCGTCGAACAGGACTTCAAACGTGGTGCGCTTCGGGAACCCCGCCGCGTTGGAACCACCGGCACGAGCAATCGGATCGCCGTTGTCGTAAGTAGTGAAGTCAGTCATGTCGTAGCTCTCCTATTAGCCCTGAGTGACGTAAGCAGCAGTGAGGGCTTCCGGCTTCACAACCTTGTGACCGTAGACCATCAGGCCGCGCATGATGTTACCGAAGGTACTCTCAGCACGCAGCGATTCGGTCTTGGTCAACTGAGTGGCGAAGGTCATACCCGCAGTCGTACCTGCCAGAATGTGAGTCGTGTTCACCGTGTCCAGATAACGCGGCAGCAGGTTGCTGTTGTAGATCGTGAAGCGGTCGATGACCCCAACACGACCGTTGCGCAGCGGAGTGCTACCGTCGCCGGTCAGGCTCGCATCCTTGATGTCGGACATCTTCAGAAGCGTAGTCGCCCAGAACGGCATGATGAGCCAGCGGCCCGTCTCGGAGACGTTCTGCTCATCCAGCACCTGACCCAAGTACAGGATGGTATCCAGCACGTTGGTCTTAGTCAGGGTGATCGGGGAGCCGGTAGCACCAAGATCAATGTTACCGCTCAACCGGCCAGCGGTCGCGCCCCTGTTCGCAAGGGCGATATCGGGAACGAACGAACCCAGCACGCGAGTGTCGAGCTTGATCTTCAGCTGCTCAGCGGCGTCCTGCGCCCACAGGTTCATCTGGTCGATGTCCTGCTGCTTCTCGATCACATCGTCGATGATCGCGGACCAGTAAAAGCCCTTGTCGATCAGCAGTTCGATGGTCGGCGCTTCCGGGCGCTGGTTAATCAGCGTCTGGCCGATCTTGTAATCATGGATTTCAAGGGTCGGCATCGTGCGGATGTGGACCTTGTCGCCCTGATTACGGATTTCGCCTTCGTAGTCAGTGTTAGTGACAACGGAAAGCACGGTGCTGTCGTAGTACTTCTCGATCAGCTTGGACGACCAAATCTCGGGGATAAAAGTACCCGAGTAGCTAGTCGGATGACCTGCAACAACTGGATAAGCCATGGCTAATTCCTCGCGTTATGCGGCGTAGTTAACCCTTCCCTCGCGTTGCGCAGCGGCGATATCCCGTTCCAGTTGCTGAAACTCGTCGGCCTTATACTGCTTCTTGTTCGCGTAGGTCTGGGCGATTTCGGTTCGTGTCCAAACTTTTTTGCCGCCAGCTTGGCTCTCAGGAGACTCCACCGACTTGGACTTGCCGGGGGCGATCTGCTTCTCCAACTGAGCAACACGAGACTGCTTAGGTTCTTCTACCTTCTGTCTCTGCTGTTCTGCCAGCGCGGCGTATTCGTTAAAGAAATCGGCTACAGTAGTAGCGTCCTGTTCCTGCACGGCAGTGACAAACACCCGGTTTCTAGCAGGTCGTGCTTTGAGCCATTCAATGAACTTGGGATCGGAATCCAGACGCTGCCAACGCTTCTCAGTAAGACTATCCAACTGCATCTCAAACCGGCTCTGAACAGTTTCCTGAGTGACTTCACTTACGTGGGTAATGTTCTTGCGAAGCCCTTCAATCTCTTTCATAAACTCAGCTTTCAATGCACGGAACTCTTCACGAGCCGCACGGCGAGCCATGTCTACCAACTCTGATCCAAAATCTTCTTCGTCCTTCTTAGTCAGAAGCGGCTGGTCTTCTTCGGACGAAGTAGGTTTCTGCTGAGTCTGCTGCATACCTGCAAGCAGTTCGTGTAGCTGCTGAATCTGCTTGTCACGGGACTTAATCATCCCGTCCAAACTACGATACCGCTGCTCCCACAACTCAGCCTCTCCACGATAGCTATCGGTGCCCGTCTCCTGCTCTGCAACGGGTTGTTCAGTAGTTGCTACACCTTGATCTTCAGTCGGTTCTTCAACAGGAGTTTCCGGTTCTTGAACCTCGGTTGTAGGTTCTTCGGTAGGGGGCTGTTGACCGGCCTTCATTTCCTCGATCATTTGGTCAGCTTTCTGAGCCTGCTGCTTGATACGTGCAAGTGACATAATTGCTCCTATTGCGGTGCCGTATTAACGCTTTCCGCTTTGCTGTTGAAAATCCTTGGTGATGCAGTCAACTAGAAACTGCAATGTTCGCGCTTCACCCTGAAGTACGCGAAGCAAATCAGCTTCGTACTGCGTCACCAGATTATTTTTAGCGTCCTCCAAATTACTTTTCAGGTAGTCAACGATATCCGGGTTGCCGCGCAACTCGTTAAGCGCTCTTGCCTGCCTTTCATTAGGACGGAACATGTTCTAAGTTTGGTCCACCAAACCTGTTGTGTCAAGACATCATGCTGCTAGGACTGAGGTTGTCAGTCGTTGCAGCACCACTGGGTAAAGTTTCTTGCGACATCATGCCGCCACCCTGTTGCCCACCCTCGCCGGGAGGCAGAAGCATTTGCTCCAAAACCTCCCGTGGCGGGACGATGCGGTTCGTATCCAGTTCAAGGCCGCGTGCCACTTCGCGCAAGACTTCAGCGCGACCCGCAGGACCAATGATCTGCGTATCCACCGGATTGGCGGTGATGTTGAGGAACTCGTTGCGACGAAGCTGTAGCGTCTCAAGCTGCATGAGGCTGACCGCACCACGCGCAATCACCTGAGCATCGCCCTTCAGGCTATCGTCTTCGTCGTACATCATGTTGTGGGTGTAGAGCTTTTCGAGCAGCCGCTTGATTACGTCGGTGTCGATATTACTTACAACCCCCTTCAAGCCCTTGTTGGCGGCATCCATGAGCATNGACANNCCGGACGCCGTGCGGCCAGCACCCGTGGCCTGCTCCGAGCCTGCCATGTAGCGAGGCACCAGCGAGAAGTCATCCGCAAACTGGTAGAAGTGTTCAATGACATCCAGCAGTTCCCGAGCATTCGACTCGGGCTGGAAAAACTTGATTACGTCCTCCTTCGACCCGTACTGGCTTTCGATGAACTGCCAAATTCTTAGTGGGCGAATGTTCTCCAAGTCTTCGCCGGGAGGCAAACGATCCACGTTCACACCGATCTGCGGCCCAGAGGCCAGCCCCATGTTGTTGACCAGCGCACGGACGGCAGCGTTGACGATGCCTTGGATGTCGTTAAGGATGTCGGGAATGCCGAAGCCCCAGAACTGGCCGGGAAGGTTTTCGTAGGAAGTCTTGAAGAAAGGCCGCGCACCCAGCGGATCGTAGTTCAGTTGCGCCTTGATGACCCAGCTACCCACTAGCCACACGCAGGCTTCGTACGTGGCATCCGGGTCTTCCACTTCCTCTACGCCCCACTCCAGAAGATCGTGCCCCTTGATGGGGCCGTAGTACTCCAGAACGTCGATGTCGAACACCGTGCGCTTGAGGGAGTCAGGGACATCGCTGGGACTGTGCTGCGGACCCTGAACGTCACTCAGTCCCAACCAGTTATGCAGCGACCCCGCCGCAGACTCACGCAGCACGGCGCGAATAGACTCTTCGTTGAAACCGGCTACGCCAATCATGTCGTACAGGTCGGAGTATTCAAACGTGTGGTGCTGGATGAAGTAGCCATCCTGCGGAGAAATGGCACCGGGGGCCGGATACGCACGGAACGGGTCCACACGCTCAAACTCTGGAATGATCGTTTCCGTGACTTCGGGCGAAACCCCGCCTTCGTCGTTTGCCCAAGTCAGGTGCTTGCGTTTGCGGAGTACCGGCCCCTTGATGATTGCGGACGGGTACACAACCAGATCAGACAGGAACTCACCAATAGCGTGCACGAAACCGCCGTGTGCTAGCTGGTCCTCCATCTTGTCTTCCATCCGTTGGGTAGCCTTGCGTGCCTCTTCCTTGAGCCGCTCACGCAATGCGTCGAGATACGCAGCCATGTGGCCACGGATTTCGATAGGGTCAGGCATTTCCCCAGTCGTAGCGAACAACTGCGCCACTTCCNTGCTGACTTCCTGCTTCACCATATCGAGTTCATCTGGCGGGAAGTCAGGCTTGGGAGTTGGGTTTAGCGTCCACGGCTTTTCAGTCTGGCCGAGAAACACATCGCGTAGCCACGCTTCAACGATACGGCATTTATTTGCCGTAATACGGGCGTACTCTTCTGACCCGCCGTACTGACGTATGGCAGCAAGTTTCACGTTGTCATACTCGCCCATGCGAGCTAGATGCGCACGTTGCAAACGAGGAAGAATAGCTTGCTTAGCCTGCCTAGCTTTGCCCCAACAATCCGTAACATGTTTGGCTATGCCTTGCAATACGGGCTGCTGATTTGCCTGATAAGCTTCTTGGCGCTCTTTCTCCATTTGCTCGCGGCGCTGCAACTCGCCGTT